GTTTCCCAGTCACGATCAGGTCAGGCGTACAAAATCTTATGGAATTAATAACCCTCTTCAAGATGTTTTTCCTAATCCAGTAATAGCTCAACGTGCTCCTAAAACTACCGATACTAATTATGAAATAGGTCAAACGTGGGTAGACAAAACTACTAACCAATTTTATGGATTAGGAAGTGTGGTAAATGGAGTAGCTACTTGGTCTATTTTTAGTCCGGGTTCGTCTGATGTAGATACTCTTACTGGAGATACTGGAGGTCCTCTTTCTCCTTCAGGGGGAAATATTAATATTTTAGGAGGAGATGGTCTTACTGTAGATGGAAGTGGAAGTACTCTCACCATTAACAGAGACATGGAAGGAGGATATCCGATTACTCCTTTTGTAGTGGGTAACGCCGGAGAAGCAGGTTATACTACAATTCAAGGGGGGTTAGATGCGGCTAATGCAGCTGGAGGTGGAACCGTCTATATTCAACCGGGAACCTATGTAGAAAATTTAACTTTTTATGACAATGTATATGTAGTAAATAGTGCATATTTAGGAGTAACTTCTGTTTCTTCTCCTGTGGTAGTTCAAGGAACTCATACTCCTCCTCTTACAGGAAATATGAGCATAAGTGGATTACGCTTTGAGTCTGCTACCGATGTATTTAATAGTGCAGCTGCGGGATCTTGTCAAATTTCTATCAGAGCAACTGTAATGGCTGTTACTAATGGTTATACTTTTAACTTACCCAACTGGACTGGAAGAATAAATTGTAATGATTGTGGGTCCAATGGAACAGATGATGGATTTCTTAATAACCCTAGTGGAGGTCTATTTTTATTCACTAATAACGGTCAATATGGTGCTGGTTCGGGCAATACCTTAGTTTCTAACGGCGATACTCGCTTCGATCTTTCCTTGATTAATTGTCCTGTCAATATTACCGGCGGTACAATTTTTTATAATTCAGTACTTTTTACTCAATCGGTTACTTTTGGAGGAGCTAGCTTTGGAAGCGTATTAAACGGAAACTTTGCTAATCAAAGCGGACCTGCTCTTACCTTTAACACTACCGGAGATGTATTAATAGGAAATACTATTATTAACACCCCCAACAATCCAGCCATTGATGGAACAGGAACCGGTGATTTAATCCTTAATGGAATTCAATTTTTAGACGGAGATCAAGTAGGAGGCACTCTTCCTAATTTAGGAGCTGGTAATATTAGTGGAGGAAATTTTATTAGCCAATTTGTAGTAGGAGAGGCTCCTTCAGCTCAATATCAAACTATTCAGTCAGCTATTGATGCAGCTACCGCCGCTTCGGGAGGAACCAAGGTAGTATGGGTAAAACCCGGAAGTTATACTGAAGATTTAAACATTACTTCAGATATCATTTTCAAGTCTAGCGGGGAAGTTACTCTCACTGGAGAACATACTCCTCCAGCTTCGGGTACTCTTACTTTTGATGGATTTACTTTAGTAAGTGCTACAAATGTATTAAATTCCGCTGCTGCGGGTTCTACTACTATAAACATTAACAATGGTTTTGTAATAGTCACCAATGGATACCTATTCAACCTCCCTAACTGGACCGGTGAACTTCTCATGGATAATTGTGGCTCCGGAGGAACAGATGATGGAGTAATTAATAATGCTAGCGGTTCTTCTAATGTTAAACTTATTAACGTAGAAATAGGAGCCGGAAGCGGCAACACCATGGAACTTAACGGAGGTGGAGGATTCTTACGTTTTGACACTTGTAATGTAAATTGCCCCGTTAACATGGTAGGAAGTGGTGAAGTCCTTCTTCAAAATGGAGTGAGATTTGGAGAAAATGTTACCATTGGAGGATCTTTAACTGGCTATGCCATAGAAACTTGTTGGCGTACTGGAACTAGTGAAGCTCTTACTTTTAATTCGAGTGGGAATTTTTCTATTTCTAGCTGTGAAATTCAGTCTACTAATAGCCCAGCGATCGGAGGAACAGGAGCTGGTACTCTTACTTTGAGTGGCATATCTTTTCCTGACAATGCGGAAATTGCGGGAACTCTTACTCTTGATCAGGGAGAAAATCGTGGTGGAAATGTAATTTCTCGTTTTGTAGTAGGAGAATCTCCAGACGCCAAGTATCAAACTATTCAATCAGCTATTGATGCTGCTAGTGCTATCGGATCTGCTGCCACAGTGGTAATACAGCCAGGTAGCTATACTGAAAATCTTACATTAGCAGATACCATTGATTTAGTAGGTAATATAGCAGATGGTGTAACTATCACAGGAACTCATACTCCTCCAGCAAGTGGAAGGATTTCTCTTCAAAATCTTACTCTAGTTTCAGCTACCGATGTATTGAATAGTGCAGCAGCCGGAACTACTGATATTAGTATTTTAGATTGTGAAGTAGCTGTAACTAATGGTTATTTAGCCAATCTAGCCAATTGGACAGGCGAAATTTTAATTAATGATTGTATGGGCTCTGGAACTAATGATGGAGTAATTAATAACACCGGAGGAGCTTCTATAATCCTTAAAAATTCTGATATAGGAGTTGGAGCTACTAACACCCTAACTTTTAGTGGAGGTTCTTCTTTAATCATAGAAGATGTAAGAATTTCTTGTCCTATTACTATTGGAACAGGAAGTGGTTTCGTAGCTCGTAGAGGAACTACTTTTGGAAGAACTGTAAGTTCTACCGGAGACGCCACTCTTTCTTTTTCTAACTGTCGTTTTAGTACTGGGGCTCTTGCTTCAATCGATCATAATTCAACTGGTTTTTGCAATATTGCTACTACGAGTTTCTTTAGTACAAATGATCCCGTCATTGATGGATCTGGAAGTGGAGCTATAGAACTAAGTGGAGTTGATTTCCAAGGAAATAGTAATCTGGCAGGTACTTTAACTGTTGTTGGAGGAAGAACTTCTACAGGACAATTGCAGTTGAATGGAGGTTCTGCTACTGAATTTATAGGAACAGCTGTATTGGCAGCGGGAACTGTTACCATTGCTAATACTAATATAGTAGCTAATGACAGAATTTTTGTTACTTATATTGGAACTTCATTGGCTAATACAGGAGCTTTATCTACTTCGATTACAGCTTCTACTAGTTTTACGATTGAATCTACAAACGTAGCTGATGCAAATACAGTAGCTTATTTTATTGTAAGAGAAATTTAAAGGAGATTTATGAGTTTAGGAACTCGAATTGCCTTTGAACCAATCAGAGAAATTGCGGCCGCTTCCATTAGTGGAAGTTACACTCAAATAGGAGGGCCATTAAGTGACCACGCTCGTATCATTACTTTTAGCAATGATACAGCTCAGGAAATCTATATTTCGATGGATGGTCAAACTGATCATATTAGAATGGCCCAAAGCTCTTTTAAATTACTTGATCTTTCTGTTAATAAAGTTCGCAATGATGGTTTATTTCTTTCTAAAGGGACCCAAATCTTCGTGAGATTTGTGAGTACTACGACTGCCGTAGGAAATGTTTGGATAGAAATAGTTTATGGGAAAGGGGGCAAATAATGTCTCAACAAGGCGGAATTAGTTCATCAGGAGGAAGTGGAGTGACTCGCTTTCCTATTACTCCTTATACTGTAGGACCTGTGGGAGAAGCAGCCTATCAGACGGTACAATCAGCCTTAGATGCTGCTAATACTGCCGGAGGTGGTTTGGTTTATGTTCAACCAGGAACTTTTACTGAAAATCTTACCTTATACAACAACATTGTACTTCAAGGAGCTTCCTCATCTGATTCTATCATAGTGGGTACTCATACTCCTCCTACGACAGGAAGTTTTACTTTCGATCATTTGTTGCTTCAAGACAATAACGCAATTGTTTCTTCTGCCGCCGCGGGTTCCACTACTATTCGTATACAAGATTGTATTACAGAAGTACAACAAGGTTACACTCTCGATATTCTTAACTGGACTGGACTTTTATATATCTTTAATTTGCAAACTCGAGGATTGGCAGATGGAGGAATTAATAATACGGGAGGGTCCGGAGGAATTATTCGTTCTTCTATTATAGGAAGCGGAATAGAAAATGATTTTATTTTGTCCGGCTTTTTTATTCTCAATGATCTTACCGTTTTTACTACTCTCAATCTACGCATGGGAGCTTTTATCACAGGTAACCACTGTAATTTTGAGAGAATAGTAGAGTTTACTGCTAATTCCATAGGCTTTTTTTATAACTGTAAATTTACTAACTCGGCTGCTTGTATTGATTTTAATTCTACAGGAGAATTAAAGATAGCTTCTTCAGTATTAGATAGTTCTTCGCCGGTGTCTCTATCAGGTGCAGGCACTGGAATCGTTTCTTTGGAAGGAGTAGATTTTGTGGATTCTAGTGGTATTTCTACCTCCCTAACTCTCAGTTCCAGCGGTACCGCCGGAGGAACTATTGCGCTTTTAAGTGGAGGAAACCGTATTGAAATAGCGGGGGGAGCTGCTACTGATTTTATAGGAACAGCCACCTTAGTTGCCGGAAGTGTTACAGTAGCTCATTTTAATATTACTGCAAATGATCGCATTTACGTTCAACGGCAATCCATAAATGGTTCAAGTACCTTAGGAAGTTTAGTTTATAGCATTACCCCTTCCACCAATTTTACTATCGAATCTAGACAGAATAGTTCTCCCGGTAACATTGAAACCAATGACACTTCTATTGTGGTGTATTGGATTGTAAGACAAATTTAAGGAGTAAATATGGCCTTCGGAACCCGTGTAGTTTTTGAACCGGTTAGAGAATTACCTGCAGCTTCCATTACAGGAACTTATGCAGCATTGGGAGCACCCGTAGGAGATCATCTACGAGTTCTTTCTTTAAATAATACTCTAGTAGAAGATGTTTACATTTCTTTTGATGGTCAAACTGACCAATTAAGACTTGCCGCTAATTCATTTAAAATGTTCGATTTAGCCGCCAATAAAGTGAGGGATGATGGTCTTTTTCTTCCGGTGGGTACTCAGATTTATGCGCGTTTGGCTGGAGCAGCTTCTCCCAGCGGCACTCTGTGGGCCGAAGCAGTTTATGGAGAAGGAGGCAAATAATGTCTCAACAAGGAAAAATTATTAATCAACCTTCTTTAGTAGTTAATGAGATCACCGATCTTGGTCCTACTTCTATGAGCCCTAATAATTTATATATTTCTAATAATGCTTCTCAAATAGATTTAGAATTACCTTTAATTTCTTTCGTTGGGGATGTAATTAAAGTAATAGGAAAAGGAGCAGGTGGTTGGAAAATAAGTCAATTAGCAGGACAAACCATTCATTTAGTATCCGGGGATACCACCACGGGAATAGGAGGAAGCTTAGCCTCTACAGTTCAATATAATTGTGTAACTCTTAGGTGTATCAGTATAAATACTGATTGGGTGGTAGAAAATAATACAGGAAATTTAACGGTGGTGTAATGAATAATCCTTTAAGACGTTCTCCTAGACAAAGTCCCGTAAATTCTCCAGAATTTTTAAGGACTTTTGTATTTGATAGAGCTCCTACTTCCGCTGATTGGAGAAATTTTCAAGTAAGAGATTTATGGATTCAAAGAAATCCAGGAGCTACTCCTCCTTATGGCTATTTTGTATTGGTAGATAAACCCGCTCAGTCTGCAGTATGGCTTCGATTAGGAAGTTCTGAAAGCGGCGATATTACTCAACTTACTCCTGATTTTGGAACAGTAGTAACTCCCGATGGGGCCGGTAATATAAATATAGTGGGAGGAACGGATATTACCACCACAGGCGCGGGATCTACTTTAACTATTGATTCCACCGCTGCTGGATTCATATGGACTACTGATACGACTTCTCCCATTAATATTGTATCGGATAAAGAAGGTCATATTGCAAATGGAGCTGGACAAATTGTTTATAATCTTCCGGCTGTATGTACCATAGGAGAAAATTGGGTTTTTATAGATAGAGGAGGAAATGGGTTTCAGTTGCAAGCAGCAGGGGGACAAACTATACGTTTTGGAGACCAAATTACTTCCTCAGGAGGAACTTTTACTAGTAAAGCGATTGGAGATGTAATTTTTCTTTATTGTACGGTAGATAACACACAGTTTACTGCCTATGCGGCGCAAGGAAATTTTGATTTATCAGGAGTAACTTCTTCTCAAAATGCTATTAATAACACCGCAGAAATTTTAGATGTAGATAACATAAATATCGATGGCAATACTATACGAGCTACTAATACTAATGGAGATATTTTATTAGTGGCTGACGGGACCGGCGAAGTAAATGCTACTCCTACTCTAACCACTACTAATTTCAATTCGGATAATATAAATATTGATGGTAATACTATCAGCTCTACTGATACCAATGGCGACATTAATATTTCTCCTAATGGTACTGGAAGTGTAGTGGTAAATACGGATTTAGACGTAGATAACATAAATATCGATGGCAACACTATTAGTTCTACAGATACTGACGGGGATATTAACCTTTCTCCCAATGGAACGGGTAGCGTTGTAGTAAATACCGATTTAGATGTAGATAATATAAATATTGATGGTAATACTATTAGTTCTACAGACACTAACGGCAATATCATTCTTACTCCCGACGGAACAGGAGAAATTTCAGTTACCTCCGCTCCGATTGTTCCTTCTACAGATAGAGTAGATTCTCTAGGATCAGCTACAAACTCATGGAATAACGTTTATGCAAATGCTGTTACTTTTGATGATGGCACTAATCTTTTAGATACTTACACCGAAGACACTTCTTTTACCCCTAACTTAGCTTTTGGAGGAGGAACTACTGGTATTACTTACGCAGTTCAAACCGGAACTTATTATGAAATAGGAAAATTAGTTTTTATTATCATTGAATTGGATTTAACCAGCCAGGGAACTTCTATCGGGAACGCCACTATTCAAGGTCTTCCCTTTACCTCTCAAAGGGATGCATTAGTCCCAATCCGATGGTCTAATATTAATTTAACTCCCGCGGCCAGTAGAAATATAATAGGAAGTATTGGAACCGGAGTTACCGAAATTGAACTAGTAATGTGTGCTGATAACAACCCTTTTATTGCTGCTACGGATACTAATTTTGGAAACACCTCTGCGATTTTTTTAAGTGCAGTATACGCTCGACAATAACCGGAGAAAAAAATGACCGCCATTCCTTTGGATATAGATGCCCTTAATTTAACAGCTAATATTTTGAGTACGGAAAACTCTTCTTACAAAGACTCTCCCTCATCTCCTAAAACAGAAAATTTTATTTTTTCTCCCGATAAATTTCCTATTGGGGGATTTCCTTTTATTCCCGCTCTTTCTTTTGGAAAAAAAACTACAGGTATTACTTATGAATCTCAAAAAGGATCTGTCTATAGAATATTAGGTTTAGTATACATTTCCATTAACATCATTTTAAGTAGCAAAGGAAGTGCACAGGGACCCGCTTCTATATTGGGATTACCTTTTGCTTCGTCGGGAGAATCAGTTTTAAGCTGCCGATGGAGTCTTATTGATCTTCCTAGAGATTACACGGTCTTAAATCCCGTAGTCCATCCCAAATCTTCTTCAGTAGATTTTCAATTTTCTGGAGAAAATGTTCCCTTTATTGAATCTACCGATAAAGAATTTAATAATCATTCCCAACTCTTTATCACTGGTTTTTATAGGAAGTAAAAGCTAATCTTTTGGACAGCTTATTTTATAAAATCCTATGCTTTTGTTAGTTTTTTGATAAGCATCTACATCTATTCCGTCCATTCTCATCTTATCTAAATCATAGCTTTTTCTAGGAGCACATCTAGTTATAAAATATCCAAAAGAAGAAAAATTCCCATCATCTCCAAATTCAACAATTTTAGATTTCAATTCTTTTTTTCTTTCAATAGCTGCTTTAGATACCGCATCATGATCTCTATATTCTTCAAGGAGCTTCTTTAGCTCTGGATCTTCTACCACAATATAATCTTTATCAGAAGGTTTGGGAGGAGTTCCAAATTGAATCATTCTCCAAAATTCTTTGGCTTTATCCATCATTTCTTTTTGTAATTTAGGCTGAGCAAAAGCTTCCACAGTTACGCAGTTCTCATGTCTGTAATCCCATACAGTAATAAAAGCTCTCTCTGGCTTACATAACATAATTTGCCATTGAATTTGATGTTGCCAATACAAAGGAACCACTTGATTCTCTCTAAGATTATCCAGAATATCCACACTAACAGGACATTTTATTTCTGTAAGAACTTTATTTTTAGAATCATAACCATCTAATGAAGCTTTGAAAAAGGGATTTTCTATATCTTCAATGCAAATAGGTTCTAAATTAAGCTGTTGATTCTTATTAACCCATTGACGTGCTACTTCCTCATTTTTTATCCCATGAGCGATTGCGGGATTCATAGGATCAGATTGTCTTAAGCCACACTTTTCTTCCCAGAGTTGCAATTCAGTTTTAAACTTGTTACTTCCCATTAACACAGGAATGTCAGAAGCGCCAATCCCATTTTCTCTCCATGCATGCCATTCCTTTCCGTTTTGCCCTTCACTAAAACTTATTATCTTCATTATTCACCTCCAAACACAGAAGGACCCGTAGATTCCTTTTTTTCTTTAGTTAAAAAAGAAATAGAATTAGCTGATACAGAAAGATCTATAGCATGCTCTCCTTCTTTATTTTTGTATATTTTAGGAACCTTTAAATCTCCTATCACATTTAAATAAGAGCCCTTTTTTATATGAGGAATCACATTATCCCATTGAGATCCCCAGCAGTATATTTTATACCAAATGGTGTGGCTTTCTTTTTTTATATTTACTTTAACTCCCAAAGAAAAGAAATAAGTTTTCTTTTGGTCAGAAGTATATCTTTCTATAGGATCGGCTCCTACAAAGCCTACAAGAATTAACTTTTGCATAGGGTTTCCTTCTTTTTCATAGAATACTTTTTTTTCAGTTTGGGAATTATATTTTCTAAATAACTAGAGGAGTTTTTTAAATGAATTAACCATTTTTTCCATTCCTTCTTAATTTCTTTAAATTGTTCTTTCCCGAGGGGGGAGAGGAGAGAAAAAATTCTTAGAAAAGAAATACCCCTTTTTACTTTTTTTTTAATTTTTTTTGTCTCAAAAAAAGTTTTTTCAAGAAAAATTAAATCCTCTTCTATTTTTTTTAAGGAAGGAGGGATTTTTTTTTCTTCAGTTGCTGCTTTTTTCAGGAATAAATCTATACATTCATGGAGCCTTTCTATTTCTTCGTTGGTGTTTTTCATCCTTTCTACTTTTGTTAAAATAAATTCATAGATTAGTGACATCTTATTCCTCCTTAGCTCTTTTTATTTCTCTTATTCTTTCTATACATTTTGAATAATGCTTAGAAGGAAGATCCGAAATCTTTTTAATTTTAAAACCACTCAAAAGACCTTCTAATATTTCAGGACTATTTTCTAATTCTCCGGAGAGAACTTGCATTTGAGCACGACTTATTTTTGTATTAGGTTTTGAGGAAGAAGAATCTTTCTGTCTAGGAATTTGCATTGCATTTTCTCCATCATCATCTTCATCACTTGCTACTACTCCAGTTAATGCTGCGTACATATATCTTCTAAGATAAGTAAGATAGCTTCCCATGGTCTGGATGTCATTTTTAGGAGGCTTTACTTGCATATTAGATTCTATCCATTGCCCAGAAGCATGACACAACCGGGTATGTAAAAATATATCTCCTGAAGGATGAGTAATGGCTCTTTGTATTATGCAGATTCCATTTTTAGCCAAGAAAGGTCTCGAAGCTTTTACAACAGAAGCTAAATCAGCATATCTACTTTTGAAATAGGGATTTACACTATCTGTTTTTGCAACTTCCATTTCTAGTTGAGCCTTGGCTAAAGCTTCAAACAATTTATTTAATTCTTTAGATTCAGAATGAGGAAGCTCTACAAAACTTTCTTCATTCTTTTCTTCTATGTTGGGGACATTTTCTATTACCATTAGTTTCTCCTTTTTAAAATATCGAAAATTTGTTCTTTTATTTCTTCTTTAGTTTCCTCCACTTCTCTTTCTATTTCATTTTGATGAACCACACATACTTCTTCTGGACGCATAAATCTTATTTCGTCCATTTGGTCTGTCATCTGTTTTTTGAAAATAAGGTACCTCATTGCCTCTAAAATAGTTTCAGGGCATATAGAGTATGGAGAGTCAAAAAGCTGCTCATATAACGCATAAATGGCGTCTTCTTCGCTTTTGTATTCGTTTTCACGAAAGTCAAAAAACGAATCTTCGTAGTTAAGTTCATTATTTTTCATAAATTTTCTTTTTAAAGTTTGTGTTAAATTTTTACAACCACTTAATATGTTATAATATGTCATAATCTGTTATAATATGTCATAATCTGTTATTAAGTGTCAAAATAAAAAGGAACCTATGAAAAAAAAACATACCCCTCCTAAAGAACTCTCTTTAATTAGAAAATTTATGGAAGAAAGAAGAATTACTTTCGAAGAACTCGGTAAAGCCAGCGCTTACCATAGAAGTTATTTAAATAATGTGTTTAGTGGATTTTATCCCTTTACTCCTAGATTTATAAATTGTGTGATGGAAGGATTAAAAAAGATTGCAAAAAATGAAGAAGATAGGAAAATTTTGAAAAAAATATACAAGGAAATTACATGCACATATTTTTAACTTCACTTTCAATATTAGTAGCAGGTCTTTCAATTTTTATAGTAATAAAAAGAACCTCTTCTCAATCTTCTCGTTTTTATAACTTTACCAAAGATCTTTGGAATCATAACCTTAAATGGTTCTTGGGATTCGACGATAACTTCACTCATCTTCATCACAAAATGGATATGTGGAAAGAAAAGTCCTCTTTTTTTTGGCACGAAGATGGAAAATGGATTCATTCTAATACTCCCCCTCCTGAATCGGGAGTATATTTAGTGGCAATCCCTAACTCTTCTATCATGAAATATCGATATTTTAAAATCACTGAACACCGATGGTATGAAAGAGAAAATAAACAAAATGCTTCTTTAGTTGCCGAAAACGAAGAATTTTTGTACTGTAAAGTTTTTTCTTTTAAGTAAAGAAAAAGCGGTGAGCCTAGATGACACTCACCGCCAAGACAAATTTTCCCAATTTACCGATACAGGGTCCTAAATAGGAGAAATTGGATGTCGAATCTTTTGTTCAACGAAAGGAAGGATAACACTTCTGATCTTTTTTTAAAATACAAAATTAAAAAAAAACCTAATCATCTCTCTCAAAAGGGATGTTTTGTACCTCATAAATATATTTCTAATTACAAACTCTCGTTTGACGAAGCGGGACTTTATTCTATTTTAGTAGGACTCAGTCTAAAAACTGGATTTGGGTATCCTTCTAATAATTATTTATGTGAGCAATTGGGAATGCAAGTCCGAACTCTTTACAACAAAATAAAAAAGTTAAGAGAAAAAAATCTGGTTTATGTACATCTTTACATAACACGACGGGGAAAAAGAAGGGAAATCACTACCAGAGAAACCTTTAAAAGGTATGAAGGTTACTTAATTAAAAACAAAAGATGGCAACAATTTAAAAAAATTAAAAAGGAATTTAGCCAGCAACTTGTGAGAGTAACTTAACATAAGTTTAAGGACATAAAAGTTGCCGGCCCGTAAAAAATTCCTATGAATATAATACCGGGTATTATACACATAACTATTTTTAACCCTCTCCCCAGAGGATTTAACCTATAACCTAGGAGGCTATAATGGGGATTATACGTATTTCGCATGATAAAAACAACCCTTACGTTCTATTAAATAAAAAAACATTAGAAATTTCTACCCTTTCTTGGGAAGCAAAAGGACTTTGGAGCTATCTTCTTTCTAAACCGGATGATTGGAATGTGTCAGTTCTTCATCTCACTAAAAACTTTGGAGCCGGCAAAGCCAAACTCTATCGCATATTAAAAGAATTAATTGATCATAATTTATGTAGGCGTCACCAACCTCGATATGTTAATGAAAAAGGAAAAAAATCCACGGGCTCAATGGAATATACTGTTTTTGAATCTCCTTTTTCTGAGAAAAAGCAGCTTTCCGAAAATCAGGAAGCTGGTTTTCAGGAAGCTACTTTTCGGGATGCATTAATAAGTAAGGAAGAATTAATAAATAATGAAAAAGAAAGAGAGAGTCGAAACTCTAAAAGTTCCGACGACCCTCCTCCTTTATGCCAATGGACAATAGATGCTATAGATTTGTGCGAACAATTACGAAAAAGAATAATATCTCATGGAGTAAAGGTGAAAGACCCTAAAGAAAATACCAACACCTGGAAAAGATGGGTAGGAAATATGGAAAGGCTGATGAGGATAGATAAAAGACCTTACGAAGAAATAAAGAAGATAATAGATTTTTCTCATGATGATGAATTTTGGTGTCAAAATATTCTTTCTCCTCTCAAGTTAAGAGAAAAGTATGATCAATTAGCTATCCAAAGAAAATTTACGCGTAAAAATAAAATAACAACACGAATTGAGGAAAATAAAAAATTTGCACAAAAAATTAGAGAAGAGATAAAAGAAAGGAAGTCAAAATTAAAATTTAGTTTAGAATTTTTTAGTGAATATATAGAGATAAAGGACAAAGAACATCCTTATACTCTGGTGATACGCTTTATAGATACAGACTTTAAAGAAAGACTCGAACATGAATTGTCCAAAAGGAAAAAATAAATGTTTTTTAGAAGAAAGAAGTATCGTCAGTTTTTAAAAGAAATTTCTTTGGAACTCCAATATAATCAAAATGCTGGGGTGGGAGATGAAAAGACTCCTTTTTTGCTTAATAAAATTTCTGAAGGAATGTTTTCCTCTTTTCCTTTAAAAGAAGACTTAAAAAATATTTTAAAAACTATTTATATTGAGGGAAGTAGCTGTAATTTCTGTGAAAAGGGAAGTAAGTATCCTCCAGGAAGAGTTAAAAATATGTGTAAAGAAGCGCACCGAATGATAAATGAGGTTAAAAAATGATATATGAAATATTGGGAAAACCCATTCCTTTGCAACGTCACCGCCATGGAAAAGGATTTTCGTATGATCCTCAGAAAAAAGAAAAAGAAGTTATTCAATGGAAGATAAAAGAATATATTGAGAAAAATCATCCTTTTTGTGGTCCTTTATTTATGGAAATAGAATATCATATGCCCATTCCAGAAAGTTATTCGAAAAAGAAGAGAGGAAGTTTAGAATTCACCCCTCATTATAAAAAACCGGATCTCTCTAACCTTTTAAAGTTTACCGAAGATGCTTTAAATGGAATTGTGTGGAAAGATGATTCAATGATTTCTTACATAAAAGCTAAGAAAATATATTCATTTATTCCTAAAACTGTTTTTAAAATAAAGGAGTTATATAAAAGCCATGACAAACAATGAAATGGATAAAGAAATCAGCAATATATTGGATGAGAACTTAAAAAGATGGAGTAAGGCAGCACAGCATACTATCCCTATACAAGAGTTTTTAAAAAAAGAGTTTTCAAACGAAGATCCTTGGGAGCTTATGAAATCTTTTTTTTTAGTAATGTTTCAGATGGTTCCTGTGCCTTTAGAGGATGAAGAAGGATCTTGGGATTTAGGTTCTATAATGACCGGTCTAGTTTTTGAAGCTAGAAGATTTTTAAAGGCTTGGAAAAAAGAAAATGGATAAAGAAGAAAAAAGACTTAGCAATGAAGAGCTCCACACACTAAAAAACTTATGGAAAGAGGGTTTTTCCTACCAAGTTTCTTTTATAAACGGAATGTTAGTTTCACGATTAATTGGAGAACTCCTATCTAGAGAGCTCGGTAAAACTCAGTTGATGTGTGCGTTGTCTGGGTTGTCCTATGTAATGGATGAACTTTTGGACGTTTTTGGTAATTGTAGGGACGATTCTGAAAAAGAAGAAGTGGTATTAAATATTTTAAGAGATTGTAGGAGATTTGAAAAAAGTTTTAAAAAATCTGTAAGAGAAAAGGTTACACAAAATGGATAAAAGATCATTCAATAAAAGAAATAATAGAGAGAGATAAGAAAAGAAAGACCGATGAAAACTCTTAAAGTATATGTGGGCCCTTCATTTTTTACCTATGAAAAACTTTATGAAGTTTATTTTTATGAAGTAGATTCTTCTAACTGCATTAGAGTTCTTAAAAAAGATTTTATTACTGGACTTGAAATAGAAGAAGCAGTCTTTAGAAACTGGGACTATTATATGATTGAAGATGTATGGGAAGAGGAATGAAAGATAAAAAAATGGACAAAGATGAAAAATATGGCTCTTTGAAAAAAGAATATCCTTCTTTGTATCCTCCTAATTTAGTTTTTTGTTGTGGACCAGGATGGTATGAAATTCTAAAAGATCTTTCTCTTTCTCTAGCTAGTATAATTAAAAAAGAAAAATGGGATGCTACCGAGCCCGTGGTGACTGATGTAAAAGAAAAGTTTGGTACTTTAAGAGTTTATTTAGACTGGAGCACCGATGAAATGGAAGAAGCTATTGAAAAAGCTGAAGAACTTTCTTCGTCTACCTGCGAAATATGCGGAGAAAAAGCCGATATAAAAATTTCAAAGTCTTGGGTATTTGCTAGATGTAATAAATGTAGAGAGGATCTAACTTGAATTAATACTCATTTTGCTCTAATAAGAAATTTATTGATAAATAAAATGTGAAGAGCAATGAGTCACGAAATTTCTGTATCCAAGGAATACATAGACACCGTATGTGAATGGCTGGAAAAATGGTCTGAAAGTGAAGATAGTTGGACTATTCCTCAATTTCTTAAAGAAAAAGGAATTGGATGGACTTATTTACAAGCCATGATGGAAATTTGTCCTCAACTTCATCATACTTTTGAGACTGTAATTGCGGGCCTCCATTCTAAATGGCTCCAATATGCTTTCAAAAAAAAATCTCTTCCTCTTCACCAACAAAAAATTCTTATGAAGTATCTACGTGTATACGACAACCATGCGTATTCTGTAGATCAACAAGCTAAAAAAGAAATTGCTGAAACTACTAAATTTTCTGTAAATAATTATGAAGTTGAAGACTATTCAAAAGAGAGACTTGAAGGACTTTATAAACGCCTCTACGATGCAAACATTAGCAAACGTAGAAGTGGAAAAACGTCTAAATGAGTACAAGCCACGAAAGTATCAACTCCCCGTTTTAAAAGCATTAGGAGAAGGATATAAAAGGGTTTTAGCGATTCTTCCCCGAAGAGCGGGAAAGGATATCACTGCTTTAAACTATGTAATTCGCCAAATGTGGGAAAATCCTGGAGTTTATTACTATATTTTTCCTACTTACTCTCAAGCTAAAAAAGTAATTTGGGATTCTATTACTAACGAAGGAAAAAGAATTTTAGATTATTTTCCAAAGGAATTAGTTTTACAGCTAAATGCTCAAGAAATGAAAGTAAGAATGATGTCTAAAGGAGGTAAAACTTCTTTATTTCAACTTATTGGTTCAGATAATTATGACTCTCTTATGGGCACCAACCCTCGTGGATGCGTTTTTTCGGAGTATGCGCTACAAGATCCACTAGCCTATCAATACATACGTCCTATATTAACGGCCAACGGAGGGTGGGCCCTCTTTATTTCTACTCCTAGAGGAAAAAACCATTTATGGACTCTTTATCAACTTGCTAAAGAATCTCCAGATTGGTTTTGTTATAAACTTACATTAGAAGATACAGACCATATTCCTCTTGAAGAAATTGAAAAAGAAAGAAGAGAAGGACTCATGTCCGAAGATATGATTCAACAAGAGTACTATACTTCTTTTGATATGGGAATAGAAGGGTCTTATTACAACAAATATATTGATCGTTGTAAAAGGGATCAAAAAATTGGAATGGTTCCATGGGAAAGTGGATTTAAAGTTCATACTGCATGGGATATTGGAATTAGAGATCAAACTTCCATCATATTTTTTCAAACTATTGGACAAACAGTTCGAGTTATTGATTGCTACGAAAATTCTAAAGAAGGTTTGGAACACTATGCAGAGGTGTTGGCTAACAAACCCTATCTGTATGGAACTCACATTGCTCCTCATGATATTAAAGTAAAAGAGTGGGGATCAGGAATTACAAGATTAGAGAAGGCACGCCAACTAGGCATTAGGTTTTTGGTTTCTCCTAACTATGACATACCAGACGGTATTGAGGCGTGTCGTTCTCTTTTTTCTAAAGTGTGGATAGACCAAGAAAAGTGTGAAGCTTTAATTAAATCTTTAGAAAATTATCGGCAAGAATACGATTCAAAAAAGAAAGTGTACCTTCCTAGGCCTTTGCATGATTGGTCTTCTCATTTTGCAGATGCATTTAGATATTTGGCAGTTTCTCTTTCTAAAACTCAAGATCAATTGTCCGCTGACCAAATAGAGCTGAAATATCAAGAAGCTCACTATGGAAAAGATCATCAACTTCCTAAATTTTTTAGAGAAGAAGGATCTTATGGAGGAATTACATGAATAAAAATAATTGTAAGGAGAAAATTTAAAAATGAGAGCATATGCGTATTTTAAAAGTGACGGAACTATAGAAGAATCTAAAGGAATAGAATCTATTTTAAAAAACGGAAACGGAGACTTTAAAATTGTTTTTGATTCTCATTTTCCTAACTTTTTTTATTTTCCATTAGTTTCCATTATTGACAATTCTTCTTCTTTAATAAGACCTGTGGTTGATTCTAGAGGAATTGAAGAAGGGCATCATTGGTGTCGAATTACTTGTCGGGGTTCCGAAGTAGATATTTCGGGAAACTTAGTTTCTAATAATAGTCTAACAGATCCGACTGATGGCTTCATATTTATAGTATTTTAGGGGGAAAAATGACGTTATTTCCTCAGCTAGACAGTGACTTTTATTCTTATCAGACTTCAGAAGACAAAGACATTAAAAGTCGTATGGAACAGACTTACGCCAATAGTATTACCATTAATCAGTCTTTTTGGAGCGAAGCGGATATCGATAGCCGATTTAGAGCGGGTGATCAGACTCTATGGAATGATATTTACGGAAATCTCCCAGCTTTTAGAAGAAGGGTATTTAATTTTAATAGGATAAGACGGGTCTGCAATATGATTGCGGGCTATCAAAGACGCAATCGAAAAACATCAGTAGCTATTCCTATCGAAAATTCAGATCAAGATACTGCCGATCAATTTTCTAAAGTTCTTTTATGGGCAATGGAAAAAGATAATACTTTTGAAACTATTTCGCAGGCATTTGACGGAAGTCTTACTACAGGCATGAACCTTTTATCAGTATGGATGGATTATCGTGATGACCCGATAAATGGAGATATCAAAGTAGACAATGTCTCTTATAATGGCTATTTGATAGATCCTTTTTTCAAAAAGCATGACTTAAGCGATTGTAATTTTATATGGACGAGAAAGTGGCTCACCAAAACTCAAATTAAATCTCTTCTTCCAGATAGAAAATCAGAAATAGACAAATTATATGCTCGTGGTAATAGAGATGGTAAATTTCAATTTATGCCGGAAGCTTATAATTATGGAATGAAGGATCTTCTGACTTATGATGAATATTGGTATAGGGACTATCGAACTCAAAAGCTTCTAGTTGATGTTAAAACTGGAGAAACTATGGAGTGGAGAGGAAAGGATGAAGATTTAGATATTTTCCTTTCTCAGTTTCCAGAAATTACTGCGATTGATAATGAAATTCAAACCACTAAGTTAGCAATTGTTGTGCAAGGAGCAGTGATGTATCATGGTGCCAATCCTATGGGGATTGATGCTTACCCTTTTGTTCCAGTTTTAGGATACTATGAACCTCAAATTCCTTATTTTCCTTTTAGAGTTCAAGGGGTGGTGAGAGGATTAAGAGATGCTCAATATCTTTACAATAGAAGAAAAGTTATTGAGTTAGATATTTTAGAGTCTCAAGTAAATTCAGGATGGAAATATAAAGCTGATTCTTTAGTAAATCCAAAAGACGTATTTTTACAAGGACAAGGAAGAGGATTAGCTCTTAAATCTGAAGCCCAAATGTCTGATGCTGAACAAATTCAACCTCCAGCTGTTCCCTCTTCGATGATAGAACTTTCTAAAATATTAGGAGAAGAAATCCAACAAATTTCTGGAGTTAATGAAGAATTATTAGGAAGTGCTACTGATGATAAAGCTGGTGTTCTTTCTATGTTGCGTCAAGGAGCTGGCCTTACTACTCTCCAAATTCTTTTTGATCAGTTAGATTATTCTCAGAAAAACTTAGGAAGATTGTTTATTGATCTTATTCAGACTAATTTTTCCCCTGGAAAAATAAAAAGGATAATAGGAGAAGAACCTTCTTTACAATTTTATTCTAAGGCATTTGGAAAATATGACGTGGCTGTAGAAGAAGGTGCAAATACTACTACTCAAAAACAGTTACAATTTAAGCAATTACTAGAAATGAGGGAGTTAGGAATTAATATCCCTCAAACAACTCTTGTTGAAGCTTCTACGATTCAAAACAAAAAAGAACTCGCTGAATCGTTAGAAAAACAAGAAGAGCAGCAATCTCAAATTCAACAAATGCAGCTTCAAACTGCCTTAGAATTAGAGAAAGCTAAAATAAAAGACCTCGAATCTAGATCTGAGGCAAATTCGGGGCTCGGTTTGGAAAGAGCCTCGCGAGTGCAAGAAAATCGGGCACTTGCTATTGAAAGACGCGCAGAAGCGGAAAAAGATAGAGATATCGGAACCCTTAACGTGGTGAAGGCTATGAAAGAATTAGAAGATATGGATATTGGTCAAATAGAAAGACTTTTAAGAATTTCTCAATATTTAAAATCTCAAGAGTCTTTGCAAGAAAAGCAAGATGAAGCTCAGGTTAACCAACCAAACATTGAAGAAGTGGCTGTAATGGCCAAAGGAGAAAAAAATGGTACGTAAATATTACCAAGATAAAAAAGATCGCATGGATGAAAGAAGGGGTATGGAAAGAAGAGAAAGAAAACATGATCTGGATGATGGTTACATGGATATGATTCATTCAGACTATTCTGCACCTTCTAATCTTCCTCAAGATGTAGTTCATAAATATTATCCTAAAAATGACTACATGGATATGCATTATTTAGATGATACCTATAAAGGTATTGATGATACAATTGATGATTCAGTTAGAAAAACTGAGCGCCACTCTTCGGATAGCATGTATTAATATGGCTATGCCAAGACCCAGTGGAGAAGCTCAAAAAATTGCGGAGGAAGTGATTCCCGGACTTAATAGAAATGTTTCTGTTAAGAAAAGGAAAAAAAAGACAGTTCCTAATGATGAAGTAGAGCTTAAAATTGTTAAAATAAATGAAAATAGAGGAAGAATTTGAAATGAAAAGAATGCATCACCAAGGACGTGCTGATAGATTAGACGAATCTTTAGGAGAAAGAAGAGGCGCTGAAAGCCATTTCAGACAAACTCTAAAAGATCGTCGACATGAATCTAGAGGAATGTCTAGAAAACACCATGATAAAGATCGTGGAGAAAAACATGCGATGGATGAGAAAGATAGAAAGAGACTCCATCATCATATGATGGAAGCTCACCATAAATTTATGGCTGCTCATCACAGAAGAAAAATGCATAAAAGAAAATAAAAAAAGCCGCGGGAAAAATAAAAAATTCTCGCGGCGCTTTTTTCAATAAGCAAATAAAAGGTAAAAAAATGCCCTTTAAATCTCAAGCTCAAAGAGCTTTCTTATATGCTAAAGATCCTAAGTTAGCAAAAAAATTTGAAAAGCATACTCCTAAAGGAAAAAAACTTCCTAAAAGGGTGAAGAAAAAAACAACAAGAAAAAAATGATTTGGAAAAAACCTCCTCATTTGCCTGAACCGGGTTCCCGTATAATTGCTAAATATAAAGGATGTAAAATAGGGAATTATTTTGAATTACAAGTAAGGGAAGGAGAAGGGCTTGCCCATATAGAAAAGTGGGTTTACATAGATGAATATAAAAATTACATAAAAAAAGAGTTAAAAAAATGAAGTTCTGTGTCATATTAGCAAGTTTAATAATTTTAATGTATGGATGTGGGGAATATCATCATAGTGATATATACTATGAAAGAAAAACAAAAACAAAAACCAAACAAAATGAGTACTACAGGGAATTTAAAATAGATGAGTCTGAATTTCCTCCTTTTAAAAAAGAGGAAGAAGATAAACCTAAATTTAAAATTTATCCTTTAGATAAGAAAATAAGAATAGCTAATGAAAATTGATTATGGAAAAATTTATTGGAAAGGCTGGATTATTTTTAATATTTTGGGAATCTCTTTGTACTTGATGATCTTATTTTTAAAAAAATATGTTATTAAATAAATTTTTTATTATGAGTGGAATTTTTTTAGGAAGTTCTGCTTTGTTAGCCCATGTAGTAGATATTCATTTTCCTAATGGAGAGGAAATGGAAGTAGATCTTAAAGAATATGAAATGGAAAGAAGAAGATCTCAGGGAGATACTATAGAAATCTATGATGACAAAGGAAATAAAAAAGAAGTCGTTATTGCTACTTC